TCGTTACTGCTCAAATATTCCTCACATTTTTGGTAAGCATATTTTACATTTGAATAAACTCCTAATTGACCATCGTGAGAACCTGTTACTAAGTAGATTTTTTTGTCTTCGTTTTTCATAGCGTTTAAATTAAATTGTTAATTGTTTTACCGTTTTGGTATACACAAAGATAATACTTATTTACATATGTCAATAACTTATTTAATATTTTAACATTTTTTAACATTTGTTCTACGCCCACTATAGGTTTCAAAAAGTGAAAATTATATAATTAGGGTAAATTGCACTTAATTTTGCACAGGAATTAGGGTTATGCCCATATTTTTATTTAATTGCGCTTACTTTTTTAAGGTTATACCCTTAACTTTTGCATAGTTTATAAGGCAATTACTTTAAAGTTTATAGATAATGTGTTATATACTTTACAAATTATAGGCTTTTTGCTACCTAGAAGTAGCGTTAAAATATAATTTAGGCACAACATTAAAATATAATTTTGGTTATAGTGGAAAATACTATCAAGATTTGTGACTAGAATGTCAAGTTTTCTGCACAAAAAACCCCCGCTAATCCGAAGACTAACGAGGGTAAATTAACTCACGCTATGAGAGTGCCGTAAAGTTAAGAAATATTTTTCTTTTTAATGCTATACTTTAACCAATCAATATATGTTTTATTATTGACCTTATAGTATTTTTTGCAAGGGTTGCATATTAACCAATGGTGTATAGTCCCTGCTGCAGTCGTTACCTTCTTATTATATCTTATGTTAGTTGTACCACATTGAGGGCAGTCGTACTTGTCACCACCTCTTAATACTGCGTAGTTTACTTTAGTTTGTGTGTACTCATTAAGCTTATCAAATACTGCCTGTAATACGGTTACATCCATCTTACAATATTCTACCATCTTATCCATTGCTTCAGGTGATTTCTTAAACACAATATCCTTCCATAAATCCATACCACCTGTCTGAAGCTTCGCACCTACTCCCAAAAATTTAGCTATGTAATCTAGCTTATTTGAATTAAAGTTAAAGTATCTTTTTGCTTCTTTGAGGGTGTCAATAGTATTGTATACAGGTGGCATTTTTAGATCGTGAAATATACATCTAGTTCTTAGCCACTTCATATCAAAACGATCACCGTTATGGGCTACAATTTCTTCAGCTTGTGCAATTACCTTTAAAAACTTCTTAAGCATTGCCTTGTCGCTTTGGTTTTTATCCCACTCTAATGAGTGTACTTCCTCTTCACCTTCCCATTTATAGCAAATGCAAATAATTGCCCGCTCATGTATAATGTCGCCAGGGTTAATAGTAAGATTGTAACCTGACCGCCAAAATATACCTACATTAAAGCTAGTTTCTATGTCGAAAAATAAACGGTTTCTTTTCATACACTTAATTTTTTTAGTGTAAATGTAAACTATTTATTGAATGGGTTGTATAATTTGTCTAAAATTCGTAAAGCAAAGTTTAAAATGAACCCCACTAACAACCCCCAAAAGAACAAACGCCAATTTGTTTTTGTCTTTTCTTGTTTCTTATCTTTGTAGATATACTTGTACTTCAATACATCCTGTTTAACTAGTTGTGTTTTGTACCTGTATTCTATTCGTGTTTGCCACCTGGTCTTAGGTAGCTCTAAAATTCTTATTACAGTATCTTTGTACCTTAAAATCTTTTCAAATATGATAGTATCATTATACGCTACTGCTACGCTGTCAATAGTTGCTACTCTTATAGTATCGGTGTCTACAGATAAGCCATTTTTAACAGCTTTATTATAATGCCATACAGCACGCTTAGATTGACTGCAAGCAAAAAGTAATGTGATTGTACTTAAAACTATTATAAGTGTCTTAAATCGCATAAAAACACGCTTTAAAATCATTTAATCTATTCAACCACCCTTTAAGAAATACTGAATTCTTACCTTTTGCTATTGCTCTGAAAAATCTTTCACGCTCTACAAACATTACAAATAGCAATTCTTTACCGTTTAGTGAGTTTATGGCGGTAATTGTTTGCGGTCCTATTGAGCCGTCAATTGTTACCTTTAAGCCGCACTGGTTAACACACTTTTGTACAGTCTTAATTGCTTGACTTGTACCTGAACCCCACGCTATTTCAGTTAAGAATATAGCTACAGTAATATCGTTGATTTTGTCAGCTTTAACACCATCCCAATAAGAACCCTTAAAGACCTTAAACCAATCTTCGCTATTCATAGATAAGAACCTACTATCATTAGCTTTACCAAAGGAGTGAACCCATGCAGCGTAGGTAATTCCTGCGTTAGTATGGTAACCGCTTTTGCCATTGAAACTTGTAGGACAAGGGTATGAGCTCGCACTGTCTGCGGTGTGCCTACTTAGTCCACCTTCCCACTTTCTAATAAAGTGAACAAACGCATTAATCTTTGAGTCCATCTATATCGATTTTAATTTCTTTAGCTCTACCTACTGCTCTTTTAAATGCGTGCCATAAGCCGTACTTATGAACAGCACGATAATTCTCATCTATGCTAAATATTTCTATGCTAATTAATATTAAAGCAATCACTTTAGTAAGCATTAACGGAACTGAAAAGAAGGTTAGCATTATAGCATTTAAAATAAATTTATCTATAAGAAAAAATAGTATAACGGTGATTTGATAAAGCATCATTTTTGATATTATACTAGATAATCTTCTGCTAGATATTTTCTCTTTTAATTTCTTTGCTTTCCATAAGCCGAAAACTGTATCTAAACAAATACAAAAACCTACTAAAAAAAGCAAGTTAGTAACAGGTAAAAAAAATGTCCACAAAACAGCAAGTAGTTTAGGTAAGCTTGTGCGAATTGACGCTAATAAAATGAACAGTTGAAGTCTCATTATATATTATTAACTATTGTCTGTAGATAAGAGCCACCTTCAGGGTCTTTACCTGCTATTGTTATACTAATAAATTGAATGTAAGGCATAGCAAAATATTCAGGATAATCATAATTATAACCTAAAGCTACAGCAATATCACCTAATAAATCAAAACTATTATCAGCATCTACACCGTAAAATTCAGCTATCTCAAATAAGCTATTATTGGTATCTTTATCACCTATTGTTTTATCTTGCCAATCTTTTATTAAGTTTACGCTCATAGTATAAGTATATTATTGTTATAACCGTTATCTCTTTGGAACCCGCCACAGCTACCAATACAGGTACCTTGACAATTGCATCTATCAATCATTGGGCGTAAATCAGTATCTCTATTTGCCTCATCTGTAAAGCCAGGGAATAAATCTTTATTAGCTAGCAAATAGTTTATTAATCTTTGCTCAAAGAATGCCGCCTTTTGTGCATAGTGTTCCATACCAAAAGCTACTTCGTTTCTACCTACTGACCCGCTGTAATCACCGCTTTGAGTTTGTAAACCTTTGTTCTTTAATTGGTAAGTCAAACCGAATACTGCATCTTCTGCAGAACGCCACGCTATTACAGGCTGTATAAACCCTACTAAGATAGTTTCTTCAGGGCTTAAGGTCTGAGCGTTGTAAGCTGTAAGCAATCCATTGTAGAAAGTAGTACCTAAGATAGGCTGCACTCTTAGTTGGGCCTGTGTAGCTATGTAAGGCGTTACATCAGTAACATCTACATTGGCTGTAATAGGTGTATTAGTCTTTAAGTAGGTTTCAGTTATAAAGTATAGCATTATAATGGAGTTGTTGAGGTTAAATCACCACCTTCAATGGGTGGCAATGAGGCTAAAGCTCTCACTTCGTTTACAGTCATATTTTCAAGCACCTTAGTTGCTACCAAAGGACTCAAAGAGTTCAAAGCATCATTTGTCTTAGAGGTATCACCTTCTAATTGTACAATCGTTTCATTGATAATTTGAAAATTATTGATAGTGAATTCAGCACTTAACTTAGATATATGTAAAAGTTCGTTAAAGATGTCAGTTACCATACCACGCAAAGGCATTACTACATTCTTTTCAAATATTACATAGGCTTGCTTAATG